ATGTACCGGAGTAGTAATAAATTTGTCTTTATCTGCATATTTTATGTACTCATTAGGCATCCATTCCCCAGAACAAGTATGTATAGTTGTTCTTGTTATCTTTGAAGTGGATCTGATATAGAACATAAAATTTTCACTTAATGTGCTTAAATCTACAGTATATGCTATATTTGCCAAAGAACCTGTTGAGATTTTTGTACAGTTGACTAGTTCTCTTGTAACTAAGTCTCTCAACTCATCTGCTTTATTTAATATATTTTGATGTTCACCATCTCTAAAATATATTTCTTTTAAATATCTTGTTTGAGATATATTCAACATTTGGAATATTGTCTCACTATCAGGAATTTGTGATTTTACAAGTTCTGGATTTATTGCTTCGAGTAATCTCAAAAACTCTATATTCATTTCTAAACTTGTCATTTATTATCTCCTTCCTTGAGTTTGTTGTCTACGTTCATTGTCCTCATAACTAGCCATTAACATCTGGATAGCTTTGTTTACTACATCCATATGTAGGAAATCTCTTAATTCACAATGAACATCACTTCCACTTTCTACATTAATTCTTACTGGATGTTTAATATATTCAAATTTTAATTCATCTATTTCAGTAGTATATGCATCATGTATAACTACTATTAAGTTATCTTCTAAGAACATTTTAGGTTCTTTAAACCAGGGAATATTAAATCCTGTCTCAGAAAATTTGTGAGCAATAGATTTATCTATTTTATCACATTTAATCCATTCATCAGTAACAGTAGGATTAGTCCTAGTTGTTTTTACTGTTGAATCTATGTAAAACATTAATTCATTAGATGTTGCAAAAGCATATTGTTTAGCATTACTTATTTCTGTATAAGTGGCTCCTACACCAGTGCCAACATCTAATGTCTTAATTAGTTCAGTTAATACCTCCATACGACTAGCTGCAAATAGTTCTTCTACAAGTTTATCTTGAGCATTATTTAGAAATAAACTAATCTCATCATCTTCCAAATCAGGATTAGATAAATCAGCTATTAACTCATTTTTAATCTCAAATTCATATTTCATTTCTGCAGCAGTCATAATCTAAGTTTTTATAATTTCTTATCTTTAAGATATTTTTCAATTTGTTCACTGATTCTGATGTAATCATCATCTGAATCTTCTTTAAGTTGTATCAATCTGTTTGTCAGACCTATATAATCATAATTAGATGAATCACCTATAATGTTATATTTATTTCTTCCTGACTTATGAATAGCTCCTGATCTAACACCATCTAAAATAAAGGCTTTAATCTGGAAATTATCATCATTTTTACATTTTAATACAAATTCTGGATCATTATGTATCAGTTTACTTACCTCTGAATTAAACCACTCTATTGTAGCATTTACATCTATCTCATTTGATTTAGCTTTTTCAGCATAGTATACTGATAGAATATCCATCAATTTCTTTTTAGAGTTTTGAATACTTCCAAAGTATATCCATAAATCTTTGGTTTTTTCAATTTCTTTAGCTTCATATCTAAGTTCTTCATTTTCTTCAGCTAAGTACCATTTGTACTTTGGACTATTACCTCTAGCTTCATATGATGGAGCTGTCAGCTTTAATGATTTAAAGATTCTATAATCTAAATTGTTATAAGGGTCTGATAAATCAAACGTTAATCCTTCTTTCATTAATAAGTCATTCTTTACAACTCTAACTGAGTATTTATCCCAGAAGTTATCTACCTTCTTTGTAAAGGATAGATCCATTTGTAATTCTTGACTAAAGAAATCCAATTCTTCTTTATTTAGAATTGGCTTATAAGAACCTGTATGCCTATCTCTAGGTAATACATAATTCTTAAATGCATCGTTAAACATAAAATATCCTATATGTTTTGGGTCTTTAATCATTTTGCCCGGCTTCAATATAGGCTTTAGCCTTACTTTCTTGTTCTGTAAAATTCCTTTTTTAATTGCTTCTTCTATATTCATAACTGTTTATTTTAATAATTCTATAAAGGTAATAAAAAGTAGGGTACTTTGCAATACCCTACTGTATATTTATTATTACGCTACTAATTCAGATGGCATATATCTGAATGTTTTAAGAGGATTATTTACTTGCATACTACCCATGTAAGCTCCATAAACTTCATAACCATCAACACCTGATGCGATGATTCTGTCTTGAGGAGTCTTGTTATTATAGGCATTAAAAGGATCTCTTAATCCAGGTCTGTAACCATAGATTTCTTCATCACCTTTTAGACATACACGTTGAATATTAGATTCTCCGTTGTTAGTACCAAAGTCTAATAACTCATATACCATAGAGCTTAAAAGTCTACCTTTTTTGTCTCTTTTCTTGTTACGTACAGGGTTATCTTTAGTAGGATCAATCATAACTTTGAATGTAAGACCATTAACAGTCCTATACTCAATAAATTGTCCACCATTAAGACTTAACTTACCATCTTTAGTTGAAATTCTTGATGTATCACGTACATAAGAAATACTTCCAGCTTTAGATTCTACTCCTTTATGGAACTCGTAAGCACCGTACTCACCAGTAGAAAGTAAGAATGTTCTATCATCTTCAGGTACTTTACCTACAGAAATATCTAAAGCAAATTCAGTCAAAGCTTCAATATCAAATACATTAAATGTACCTTCATTAGAACCTTCTAATTGCTCATACATACCAAATCCTGCACGTATTGTATTCTTAGATTCACCTTTATTACTGAAAGATCCGTCGTCTTTTCTATTTGATTTACCATAAAGTAATAGTCTAGCTATATCTCTACGGAATTGAATCATAAAGTTCCAACCAATCATATCAATCCAACGTCTGTGCATGTCTCCATTAGAATCCATGAAAGCAAAAGCCATAGGCTTATTACGTCCTTTTGATAACATATTACCAGGTACTTCGTAATTCTTTCTAATCATAGAAAGTACGTTCTCAAGCATAAAGTGAGAGCTACCAGAGATGTCATTACCTCGCTTAGATAGAGTTTGCTCTACTAAACCAAATTCACCAGACCACGCTGTTCCTTGTAAATCTTCATAAGGTACAAAAAGAGTATTATCACCAGTTACTAGTTCAACCTCATGTCTCCATAAGCCATCACCATATTCAACAGGATCAGATACAACACGTAATGCATACTCATCAGGGTCTTCCCCTACAATTTGAGTAGTAGCACCAAATGCCTTCTCAGCGAACCACATGTAAAATCTACCATATCCTACACCAGCTTTATCAGTGGTTGCAACAGTAGTAGTACCGTCTGCATCAGTTGTAGCTTTGATCAGTTGGAAATTTCTTTCATCTGGTCCTTGCAACATCCATTGGTAAGGTACATCTTCATCAATGTATTTCTTTGGGAACTTATTGATAAAAGATACAAAGTCATCACTACCGTAAGTAGCTTTGTATACTTTTTCAATAGTTTTACTAATAAGCTCAGGTCGTTGAGCTCCTATAGCACCTAAATGGTCTTCTTTAACAAGACCTTCCCAGTATTTAGGGTCCATTCGTTGTAATTTACTTACTTGCATATATTTAAATTTATTATAATTTCAATTTATTAATCATCTAAGAAACCTTTCATAGCTTCTATTCTATCTACTATTTTCTTATCAGTATCAACTACAGGTGATCCAGTACTAAACTCTCTACCAGAATTTAAAGTATCTTTCATACTTTTAATTGCTTTAGTTCTAGCATCTGTTGTTAGAGTTTTTGTATCTCCATCAAATAGACCAGAACTGATAAAGTAAGCTAATTTTTTATCAAAAGCTTTAGGATCTTCATTACGTTTAGCCCAAAGAGCATTAGTAAATGATCCATCTTCTTTTTTAACAGGTTTCATGATTAGATCATAAATCTTATCTTTAGTCTGTTGATTGATTTTTCTACCTTTAATAATTTCAGTAGTTGTATCAATATCTGTTCTTAAATCAGTCATATAAGCTTTACTAGCATCTTGATCTGCTTTAATTTTAGCATTTCTATTATCAAGTTCTTGTTTAGCTA